TACTTTTGATTATGCAATATTAGACGAGGCTGCATTTATGAAAGGGGAAGCGTATAATGAAGCCGTCCGTCCTACACTGGCAGTAAAAGGAAAAAAGGTTTTGTTTTTATCCACCCCTAAAGGTAAAAACTGGTTCTACGAAATGTTTAACTTAGGACTTAGTAGTGATTACCCTGATTATAAAAGTTACAGGGGGTCTAGCTACGACACCCCTTATATTAACCCTAAAGAAATAGTAGATGCGAGAAAGACTTTACCTGAGAGTGTTTATAAACAGGAATATCTAGCTGAGTTTTTAGACGGGGGTGGGGAAGTATTTACTAACTTAGATTTATATACATTTGATAAATACCCCGTTAGTAAAGGACAAATATACGCAGGTATTGACTTAGGTAGACATGAAGATTATTCAGTTATAACCTGTATAGATAGTGAGGGGAGAGTAGTGGATGTATATAGAACAAATAATAAAGAGTGGAGGATTATTATTAACGACATAATTGAGGTATTAAGAAAAAATAATGCAATAGGGTTAGTCGAGGTAAATAGTATAGGTGATGTAATATACGAACAATTAAAAAATGAATATAGAAATATCCACCCCTTTACTACTACATCTAAATCGAAACAGGAACTAATAGAGGGACTTATATTGGACTTTAACGAAGGGGGGATACAGATACCCTCAAAGAAATTATTTAACCCCTTATATCAAGAGTTAGAGACTTTTACATATGAATATAACCCTAAGACTAGAGGGGTTAAATACGGACACCCTACAGGACTACATGATGACTGCGTAATAAGTTTAGCGTTGGCTAACTATTGTAAAAAGACTAAACATAAATTAGGTAAATACACTTATATAGTATGATATACACTTTACATATTGACGATAAAATTTATAAGGTTCCTAATAAATTAAGTATTAAACATTTTAAGGAACTAGCCAACTGGGATATTCAATTAGAGGAAAACTGGCGTAAGATTATGTCTATACTTATGGAAGTACCATATGAAGAAGTGGAACTAATACCTGATAAGACTATTGAGTTAGCAATAGCTTTTTTATTAGATAAGATATACCCTGAAGTGCCCCCTAAAAATGATATCAACATCAAAGATGTAAAGGTGGGATTATTTATAGATATGGAGGTTCTAATATCTAAGGGGGTTCAAAATAGTATATATGGTATTATTAAAAAACTATATAATATAGAACCTACTGACGACATGATGTTAGAGGATTATTGGGGTGGTATAAAGTATTATTTAAACTGGCGTTTAAGTATATTTAATAGTTATAGGAAATTATTTGGGTTAGATGATGAATTTAGTAAAAACGATATTGAGTTAGAAGAAAAAGTAGACCCGTCTTATAACTGGTACCAGTTTATTATGGTACTAGCTGACGAGAACTTTTTAAATATAAATAAAGTAGTAGATGAACCCATAATACAAGCCTTAAACTTTTTAGCGTATAAAAAAGATAAAGCTGAAGAAGAACAAAAAAGATTAAATGAAATACAAAGAAATAGTAGACTTAATTAAAGATATAAGTGAGGGACATGTATTAGTCGAGACATTTGGATATGGTAGTATAAGTGATATAAATACCCCTAATGAAAGTGATACTTTAATAAATAATAGAGAACCCTTATACCCTTATGTTTTTTTAAACCCCGTTAGTATATCGCAGAACGAAAGGACTGCAACTTTTAGTGCGAACCTTATAGTTATGACGCAGACTTACGATGAAGGGTATGTTGATTATGTTAGAGATGAAGAACTAAAAATGCAGAGTGAAATGATAGATATTTTAATAGATATAATATCTAATATAAATATGAATTTAACTAACCCCCAAGTAGAGTTCATTACCCCGTTTACTATTACTCCGTTCAAAGAAAAATTTAGTGATAGTGTAGTAGGGGGAACTGCAAATATAAGTATTACATATCCATCACCTTTAGATGATTGTAAAACACCTATAAACCCTCCATCTTTATAATATGCCAATAGATAATAATTTTAGTGAATTAGAAAGGTTAATACTAGGTCAAACTGAGTATATAGAAAAAGGTATACCAGGTCAGTTGGCGTCTTTAGTTGGTGAGATACAACAAAAACTAATTAAGGGGGGTGAACTACGAAGCCCCTTTAAAACTAGAACGGGTAATCTTAGACGCTCCATGCAGACTACATTAGAAGATTATGGATTAAGTATTAGTATGTTAAACTACGGATACTTTTTATCTTTTGGTGTTAACGGAAAAAACAGAGCTAACGCATTAGGTTTAACCCCTGAGGTAGCCGCTCCATTTGGCGTAGGTGAGGGGTATAAGTTCGGGCAAAATAGTACCAGCGACAGAGTATATGGTATAGACCCATTTGGATTTTATGATAATGATATTGAAGATAAACTAATAGAAATATTGACGAATAATGGCTGAAGAACCAGATATAATAAATAGTAATACCCCAAGTGAGATTAACCTTAGTTTTGGTAAAAATGTATTTAGTTTTTACGACCAGAACGAGACGGGTTTACGCGCGGGTATAGAAGTATGGGACGGAACCTTAACTAATAAAATAGGAACTTTTCAAGCACCCCCTAATGAATTAGGGTATTACCATTTTGATATACAGAACTTATTACAGAACTTTACTATACCTAATTATGATGCAGAAGATTATAGTACTAAATTAACTACTGCAGATGACGAGAGTTTTGAGTTTAGAGTTAAATACGGGTGGGTAAACGATAGTGGAGTTTTTCAGTATGCAGGAACTTACCCTGGTACAGGAGCTACTGATAACTGCATAGTATACGGAGGTAGAAAAGAATATTGGGATTTAAGATGGACTAACCAGACGGATTATATTATGAATTTAGCTGGTTTATCTGGATGCCCCGTAGTTGCTCGTAGGCAAAAAGCTTTAACTGATTGGACTATTACTAAAGAAATTAGTAAACTAACGGGGGGTGTACCTAGTTGGATACCAGTAAATATTACTGAAGTATATAATATGGAAAAAAGATTAGATGATGAACTTATTTTATCTTTTTTAACTAAAGCTGAAAGAAATATAGGTTTACCACCACCGCTGGGTAGTGATGGTGTTAAAGGTATAAGGGTTACATTTTATAATGATAACACAGAGATATACGATAATATTATACCTAATGATATTATAAATGGAGGGGGGAGTACTAATGATTTAAATACAAATAGAAATTGGAATTACCCTTATAATGCGATATCCATCGGTTTAGGTAAAAAGAATTTTCAAACACAATATCTAAGTGCACCGACACATATTTATGTAGCAACTTATACATGGAGGGGTGCTGGTACATGTAGTGCGCAAGAAACGAACTTTAGTAGTGCACCAACTAGTCAGGTTTACAGAATAGATTTAGTAGATGACGAGTGTAATGATTTTGCACCCGTTCAAGTGAGTTGGTTAAATAGTTTAGGGTTTAGGGACTATTTTTATTTTAGTAAACGAACTGACGAGAATATAAATATTACCCGTAATAACTACGAACAAGTAGAAGGAACATGGGCTGCAGATTTATTTCAGGTTCCTACTTATTCAAGGGGTAATACTACATTTAGTCAAGAACTAACAAAAACAAAAACTATAAATACAAGGTTTTTAACTGATGCAGAAGCTCAGTATTTAAAAAACTTATATATAAGTCCTGATGTTAGAGTTAGATATGATGGTAAGACAGATTGGATACCAGTTACTATTACTGATAGTAGATGGACTGAGCGCACATTTAGAAAAGATAAACTTTTTCAGTATACATTAAACTACGAAGAAGCGCATAAAATAAATAGTCAAAGAGGATAATGTTACAATTAAAAAGTGGAGGTGTATATATAGATTTATACGACTTAGACCCCCCTAAGTTAAACTTTACTATTGAGGATATTAGAGATACTAATGCACGAAGTATGTATAGTAGAACATTTAGGGTTCCTGCAACATCTAATAACTTTAACTTTTTCGAGACTGCATTTGATATCAACGGATTAGATTTTGATGTAAGAACAAAGCGTCCTGCAGATTTATTAGTAAACGGGGTATTATTTAGAAGCGGACAAATTAGATTAAATAAAGTTTTTGATAGTAGGGAGGGAGCCCGTATTGACTACGAAATAATCTTTTTAGGTGAGACTAAAGATTTTGGAACATCGGTAGGTGAAAAATACCTTAATCAGTTAGACTTAAGTGATTACGACCATGTTCTTAATATTACAAATGTAAAAGATAGTTGGCAGGCGTACCCTGAAGGTTCTACTACTGATGGATTATTTAATGGTGATGTATTATACCCCCTAATAGATTTTGGTTCTAATTATAATGAAGATGGTGAAGCAACACAAACTTTAATACAACAGGATAATACTGCAGGTGTAGAAACATTTACTAGTAACTCGCACCCTTTACCTAT